TCATTGTTTAGATCTTGTTTCATTAGATCCTCCTATTTCTGGGCGTTGTGCCCAGGAATTTTGGGTTTTACCCCAATTCTTATTATATACCTATTAAGCGGAAATGTCTACAATCTCACAGTTTCCATCTGAGGTACAGGCTAGCGTAGCATTTGTAGATGTTCCGTCTTCTGTCTCATAGAATGACAAATCTTCCCAACGAATATCATTAGGCATTCTTGCAAGCAACGCTTCGTATTCTTCCTTAGAAACTTCTTGGTATGGAGCCTGCTTATATGTATGATCTGAGTGAGGCAGGAATGAAATACCTGACACTTCATCAAAATGCTTATATACCCAAGCACCTACTTCCATCCACTCGTCTTCTTTTACAGAAACTGTAATTGATGGCTTATGCTCACACCATGCACGTTGGTAAACCAACCATGTATTAAGGTGATCAAGTGCTGTTAAATCATTTCTAACAATTGCACCTTCTGGTGCTTTTACTGGAAACGAAAATACGTATGTATCGTTTGGCTTCATAACATCATCTTCTACTGGAATACCGACTTCCTTCAAGAATGTTGAAATAGGGTCTCCCTTTGAACCACGAACTGTACGAATATAATACGGTGAATGCCATGGATGCATTCCTGAAGACACCCCGACCAACTGAGATACTGTTCCAGAAGGCTTTACGCATGTAATAGCTGCAGACTCAGGAATCCCAATTTTCCCTGCCTCTTCTGAGTTAATTGTTCTTGCATATTCACGAAGTCCTGCAAGTGTGGACTCTAGTTTATCTAAGCCCTGCTTTCCTGAAAAAAACTTATGCCCAAATTGTCCAGTTAAAGAAACTCCAAGTAGTCGCTCCTCTTCTGTATTGTCTTTCCAGATCTTACGAAGATACTTAAAGTCTGTTAGCGTTGATTGCCATGTGCCAAGAATTGTAGCAAGTCGTACTTTATTTGATACGTCTTCAACTTTATCCTTTTCACGTAGTACGACTTCTGAAAGGTTACAAAACTGGTAAGGACGTAAAATAATCTCTGAGCATGGGTTAGTTCCGTAGTGAATATCTGGATCTCTTCTTCCATACTTGGCTGCTTGGGCTTGAGCTGCGGCCACATTGTATATACCTCGTTCTCCTGACTTTGAGTCATAAAGGTTTTTCCATTCTGCTATAAATTGTTCCATCTCTGGCTTGCGTGAATAAGCAACAGAGTTATTTGAAAGTGCACGTTGTGTATTGTTTTCCCACCAGTTACCTGACTTTGCTGCAGCCATTTCAATATCGTTAATATTAGAAAGAGAAATCATTGCTGAACGGCGAACTCCGCCGACAACTACAACCTCACCAATCTTACACATAATATCATGCGCTTCAATTGGCTTTAACTGACGACCTGCTGCATTTTTAAACTTTGCAATAGTAAAATCAAAAAGATTTACAAGTGGCTGTGGTCCTGAAGAACGTCCACCCATTGTCTTAAGTCTTGCTCCTGCTGGACGAACCTTAGAAACATCAATTGCTGGAACTTGTCCTGTCCATAGTAATGCCAAAAGCTCACGATATGCTTTTGCCCAACCCTGCTTAGAATCTTCAACAACAATCACTGTTGTTGACTTTTCAAACGTTTCTGGGACGGCAGGAAGTTTATTTACATACTTGTATTCAACAGAGAATCCCACACCTGTACCGCACATAAGAATATACATAGTCTCATCAAATGAACGAGGATTGTCTACTGGGACAAACGAACAGTTGTATCCTGCAACATGATCTCTGTCTAGTGCTGCACCAGCAGTCATTACAGATCTCATTGAAGGCATTACGTTTCTATTAAAAACTGCATCCTTTAGTTCTGAAACAAGTTTATCTGCTGGAACGTAGTTGTGATTTACTTTTAGATGATTTAACATAAAGTCAAAATATCTATCTACAGTTTCGCCCCAAGTTTCACGACGGCCTTCCTCTGGAATCCATCTTGCATATCGAGACAATGCAATGAAATTTTCATATGGGTTTGCAATAGTTTTTGACATTTATAATAACACCTTTTCTCCGCCTTGCGGTTTATCTAATTTTTGAGTTGAAATCCAATTCTACCAAACTTTAATCTAAAGGGGAAGGGGTTATGAAAATCTTTCTTCTAAATGACTAAATGCATTCTTAGTCAACTTAATCCAATTATATTCTTCGTGTATTTTAGTTGACTGAGCAAAGTAATAACCAGACATTGCTTTAAAGTTTAATGCTGCATAAACCATTTGATCTTCTAAATGTAATTTATCTGGTTTATAAAAAGAACCAATGTGTGGGTCACCAACTGCTTTTGGCACACCATCCACTTCTGCATCTGTAAGTATAGAGTTAAGCTTTAGGGGTCCTAAATAATATTTATAATGAGCCCAATCATAAGTCGATATAACTGGCATTCCTGTCGCTAAACCTTGAAGCGGGATAAAACCAAAACCTTCTCCCCAAGTAGGATAAACAAGGACATGGTGCTGATGATAAAGATCTACTAATTGCTCTATAGGATATTCTTCTGTAATAATCTTAATATTATTATATACAGTATCTGGAGAAACCAGTTCTTTATTCTTGTTATAGATTCTAACAGTAGAAGAACCATGACATTTTAAAGTTAATTGATACTCTGGGTTATTTCCAAATAGCTTTATAAATGTATCTGTAACTAGTTGTCCATCTTTTCTTGGAGATGGTTCTCCAACATGTAAAAACTTTAATGGTCTACCTTCTTTTACTACTCTCTTGTAAGGTTTCCAAACACTTTCAATTCCATGTGGATAGACTTTAATTGGAACTGTAATACCATTAGCCTTATAAACATCTGCAACCCAATCTGATGTTGCCCATATTTCATTACAGCTATTCATTCTATCCCGCCACTCATCACGAATCTTAGTAGATTCCCAAGGTGTGTAACCAATCTGATATTGATTCTTATGTAATTTATAATGGTGTGGCTGTGTAAAATTTAATTGTAATTCTGCTTTAGGGTTTGCAAAATCTACTTTATGTCCTAATTCTTGCAACGATTTAATTATGTTTTGTCCAGCATAACCAAAGCCCACCGCTGGGTTTAGTCCTGCTCGTATTGTGTAATAAGATATATGCATAATTTTTCTAGTTGACTGGCTTGACACCTACTGTCAAGTAATGTTATGATTATAGTTCGTTATCTCTAAAGGAGGAAATGCCAATGGAGAATATCAAACAACGTTTGAGCGAAGTTGTTCATAACTGGACGTATATAGGAATGATAACATTATTTCTATTCACTGTCCAGCCTGGACCACAACCATCTCAAGCATTGCAGGTGGAAACACCTAAATCAACAGTACAACTAAAGAAAGAAACCTTAGAGAAGTACAGCACTACTGTGTACAAGCCTTCTGAGATGCTGACAGACGGAGAACTAAAAGAACTCCTATCGGCTGTTGGTTTTGAAGGAAAAGCCCTTAAACAGGCTTGGGCTATTGCTAAGGCAGAGTCTAATTCAAGACCTCTGGCTTACAATGGTAACAGGAAAACTGGAGACAGTTCCTACGGAATTTTTCAGATTAATATGTTGGGTGAACTCGGCATTGATCGTAAAGAAAAATTTGATCTAAAGTCAAACATTTTATTGTTTGACCCAGTAATAAACGCAGAGATAACGTATTATATGACTAAGGGCGGCTTAGATTGGTCATCCTGGTCTTCATTAGGTGGAGACCGATATAAGGAATTTTTAACAAGATTCCCAAATTAGAAAGGAAGGTACATGAAGATACAGTATGTGTCTAAGTACCTTCTGCTAGCAGAGAAGGGCCTTGTTCCTAGACTTGAATGTCCAGTGGATCAGGGCCCTTTAATGTGCAACGAAACAAGTGAGGGTATAATTTATTTATACTGCTTATCTTGTCAGTATAAAAACACTATAGGATTGGAATTTTATGGACAACTCAAAAGATCTGTTGATTCAAATACAGACTGACGGCGGAACAATAAAAGAAACAGACCAAATGGGTCGAGAAAAGTTTTGGGAAGATTTAGGTAGACCAGATGACAGAAAATGAACAGCCACAAAATTTAGAAGACAATTTGCCTATGGTAAATTATATTATGCTACACAGAATTTATGACCTATTAACATTAATTGCAAATAAGTTGGTTGGACCAGAAGATGTTTCTAAGATGGTTCAATACCATGACCAAGGATTCCTTCTAGGACCATCCCCGTCATTTACACCACAAGGCGAAAATGAAGAAGCTGTATCTTGATCAAATAGCTTATAAAATGAATAGGGCGGAAAAAACAGTTTACGAAGACATATCAAAATCCTCTGAAGCTTTAAAGTGGATGGTAGAAAAAGTAGAGTCTTATTTAAATAAATGCCTAAATGTAGAAGATGGCCAATGTAGCCTTACATGGAAGCATGAGGATTGCAAGGTACTTATGGATATTTTATATGACCTAACTGAAGATGTAAAGTATAAAGAATCTTTTTGGAGATTTGATCCAAAGCAAGAACATCTTTGGGACTAACTATTGACTTTAGATAGAGGTTATTTTATACTCTATAAGTACTGGTTGTAGCATCCCACCAAAATTTGCTCCCAGTACATGATCGCAAGATCAGCAGAACCCAATCGGATCCGCCTCTGATTGGGTTTTGTCCTTTTTAGCGGTATAATAATAGAATGATTAGACATTCAATAAAGCCTTTATCTACAACTGTTCCTGTAGAGTTAACTATAGAAGATAACATTAATTCTGTATGTACTCTAGTAATACAAAACGTAGATTCTGCTAACTATATTTATATAGGAAATAATTCTGTATCTTCTTCAGATTACGGATTTATGATTTATCCAAATCAAGCATTTACAGTAGAGCTAAGGCCATTTGATAGAATTTATGCAGTGGCATCTGCAGCAATTAATGCAGTATGCATGTCTATAGAAAGAGCCACATGATTCAAAGTACAGTTGGGTTTACAAATCCTCAAGTTCCTACGGCTCCGCCTGCTTATGTAAGTACAGTAAAACATTTAGTAAAAGCTGGAGTGGCATTAACAAAAGGTCAAGCAGTGTATGTTACTGGTTCTACTGGAAATGATGGAACCAATATGATCGTAGGCAAAGCATCTAATGCACAAGAATCTACATCTAGTAAAACATTAGGATTAATAGCAACAAGCCTTGCAGTCAATGGACAGGGGTATGTGATAACAGAAGGTCTACTTGCTGGACTAAATACTAACAGTGCAAACCCTGGGGACCCAGTATGGCTAGGAGTAGATGGAAACC